CGCGAGGCGACGTTGTAGAAGAACGCCCGGCTCTGGCCGCCCTCGGTCGTGATCCGCTCGATGAGGGCGAGGCGCCGCTCCTCCAGGGTGTACTGTTCCTGGACGCACGGGTCGGGCAGACCGAAGGCGCGCTCCCAGTCCGGCAGCAGCTCGGTCGTGAAGCGCGGGTCGAGTTCGAGCTCCAGGAGGTCGGCGGCCCGCGGGTCGACCACCGTTCCCCAGATCTCGGCCTGCCCGCGCACGAGCTGCATCAGGTCGCTGTCGGGGTCGCGCGACCACGCCTCGCCGCGCGGCAGCAGGCGCGCGAAGGCCTCGGCGTAGTCGTCGCCATCGCGGCGGATGAAGCCGTCGCTCATGGGTAGGAGATCCCACCGCCGGCCGCGGCCGAGAGGCTCGCCATGTGCCCGGGCGAAGCCATCACCGCGTCGTCGAAATCGAGGTCGAAGTAGCCGTCGCCCACCACCTCGGAGATCGCCGCCGACACCCAGGCCGCGTAGATCGTCTGGCCGGGCGCCGCGCGCTCCAGGAGCAGCAGCTGCAACGCCGTCTCGATGGCGAGCCGCATCGACGGCGTGTCGTCCGACAGGTTGCGGATCTTGATCGCCAGCCCCTGCGGGATCGGCGGGACGACGAAGAAGTCCTTCACGCAGACGGGTCGGACCGTGTCGAGATAGGCGCGGACCTGCGCGATGTCGTCGTCGGTCGGCAGGCCGCCGTTGCCGGCGCGCAGCGCGTCGCACAGGAACCGCACCACCACGGTGCCGATGCCCATGCCGTTCGGGCTCGACCAGGCGCGGGTGACGCCGGGGACGGCCAGCGTCCACTGGATGTAGTCGTCGGCGTCGCCGCCCATCGGGGGCCGGCGCAGGCGCAGCAGCACCCGGGTGCGCAGATCGTCGTCGCTCTCAGTGTCGGCGCCGCCGTCGATCAGGACGACCGTGGCCTGCGCGTCGATGTTGGAGACCGCGACCGTCAACGACAGCGGCGCCCCGGCGTCTCGGTTGCCGATCGCGCCTGCGGTCAGACAGGTGACCGCCGCCTCGGTTGCAGTCGACGAGAGGTAGATGTCGGCCGCGGTCTGGTACTGGACACCGTCCGAGGTCGCCAGGATCGACCCGGCCGGCAGGAGCGTGCCCTTCACGCCGGTGAGCGCGATCGTGCCGGAGGCGAAGGTCGCCGCCTTCGGGCCGCCGAACAGGATGTAGGCCCAGCGCAGGAGCCAATCGCCCTCGGCCTTATCCGGCAGGGCGTTCTTGGCGATGTAGGCGAGGTATTTCAGGTTCAGGAACGCGCCGCCGGCGTTCTGATCCGAGAGGACGCGCAGCGCGTTGTTCGGGACGCTCGCGTCGGCGCCCTTCAGGAAGGCGGCGAGGTTGTCGCGGTTCTGCCGGCGCACGCTCGGCAGGTCCGGCAGGTTGAACGGCATGGGGCAGCCTCAGGCGCGCCGCGGCGGCGGCTTCCAGCGGGTCGGTTCGGGCGGTGGCGGTGGTGGGAGGCCGGTCAGCCGGTCGGCGCGGAGACGACGATCCCGGCCCAGAGGTCACTGAAGCGAAGGTCGAGCAGCAGCTCGTCGCCGCGGTACATCACGACGCGCGCCTCGATCCGCTCGATGCCGGCGCGGACCGCCGTCGCCTCGATCTTGGTGGCGATCTTCCTGTCCACGAACGGCTGCAGGGCCTCGTAGATGTAGTCCTCGATCTGGACCGTGGTGGCGCCCTTGCGGGCGGCCGCGCCGGTGATCGTGGCCCGAGACAGGAGCCAGAGCTTCGAGCCGATCGGCCAGCCGTCCCAGATCTGCTCGGCGTCGACGTCGCCCCACCAGCCGCGGCGGTCGGTGTCGCGCGAGTCCGGCAGGTCGTCGTCCGGGCCGGCGAGCGCATCCGTCATCAGCGCGACGACGACGGCCGTGGCGAGCTCGTCCGAGGTGTCGAGCTGGCCCGCCGGGGTGAGCAGCAGGTCGAGGTCGACCGCCTGGAAGGGCTGGCCCGGGGCGGTGCCCTTCGGCGCGATCCGGACGTCCGTCATGGCGGGTCTCTCAGCCCGGGCCGCCAAAGCGCATCGACTTCGTCTGGCCCTGCACGAGCCGCTTCTGCGGCTCCAGGAAGTTCATCGCCGGCCCGGCCTGGTCGGCGAGCTGCTGGAGCCGGCCCCGCAGGTTGGCAATCTGGCCGATCACCGGGTTGGCGCCGGTCAGCTGCTCGATCTGGCCGGTCAGCTCGGCGGTCTTCGCGGCGATCGCCGCCTCGGGGCCGCCGCTGGCGTTCAACGCCTCGAGCTCGTCGACGAGGTCGTCCACCATCCCGATCACTGGGTTGTTGGCGATCAGGCCGGCGATCTGCGCCTCGAGGCCGGCGATCAGGCTCTCGACGTTGCCCGCCAGCAGGCTCGTCATACCCATCAGCCGGCCCGGATCCAGGAAGGCCTTCAGGCCGCGCTGCAGGGCATTCTGGAGGTAGCCGGTGAGCTTGCCCTCCGCGAGCGCCTTCATGGCGTCCAGGCCCGTCGGCGCGCCGCTGAGGGCGTTCGTGACCTGGGTGGCGGCGTTGACCGGGACGAGAGCCGGGACGACCTGCTCCGCGTTCTGGCGGAACTTGGACACCACGTCGAAGAGGGCGTGGTGCGAGTCCTCGACCTGCGACAGGCGGGCGGCGAGCCCCTTCAGCTGCTCGTTGAGCTCGAAATTGTCGGTGGCGGGTTTGACGGCCCGGCCCGAGCCGTCGTCTCCACCCGTGATCGTGACCTTCTTGCCGGTCTGGTTGACGCCATCCCGGGTCAGGTGCGTGTGCTGGCGCTGATCGTCGTGGTGCGAGCTCTCGCCGGCCTTGAGGTTCTTCGGGCGGTGGCGGCGGTCTCCGATGCCGACGACGACCGGATGATCCAGGCTGCCGCCGAGGTAGGTGATCAGGACCTCGGCCTGCCTTTGCTCCTGATCGTCAGGCTTCAGCGGAACGCTGGTGAAGCCGTACGGATGCCAGTGCTCGACGTTGGTGAGCATCCGTCCGAACCGGGCCCGGACCGTCACCTCCTGCATCTTGGTCGAGTCGTCTACCTCGACGAGGGTCCCGCGACCGACGCCGAGGTACGCGCGCCGCGCGGCATCGTCGGCGTCCGAGCGCAGCGTGGTCATGTCGAAGCCTCGGGCTGGGCCGGCGTCGGGTTCGCGCCGAAGAACCCGTCCGAAGTGGTCGCGTCGGGGTGCTGGACGTTCCAGGCGGCCTTGTTGCGCAGCTCGACCATCGAGGTGGTCTGCCCCTCCGGCGTCTGGGTATAGGCGTAGCCCCAGACCTTGAGGTCCATCTTCGCCGTCTCGGTCGGAAACAGGATCTCGGACTCGACTGTCACGAATTCCGACAGGTCCCAGAGCTTGCCGGCCGGGTTGAGCCAGCCCTGGTAGGCGAGGCTCACCTGCAGCCGGGACGCCTCGATCGCCTGCGCCTCCATGTTGGTGCGCAGCTGCAGCTCCTTCTGTGAGAGCGGCATCTCGGCGAGGACGTTGCGCGTCAGGCCCGGGATGCCATCCGAGAGCTTGGACTGCGCGGAGATCTCTGCGGCCTTGCGTCCGAACAGGCTGTCCGAGCCCGGCTGCTGCGCGTTGCCCTTGATGGCATCGGCGAGCGACATCTCCGAGGTGCAGTTGCCCGAGAGGATGTTGCGCCCTTCGCTGAAGACCAGGCCGCCTCCGTTGCTATCCGTCTTCGAGCCGGCGACGAGATCTCCGTTCGCCTCGGCCCACAGCCACAGCCCGCGCTGACGGCACAGCCGCGAGATGGCGTCGAAGGGTGTTTCCCCGTCGTGGATGACGACGTTCGGAAACGGCGTGTTCCAGCCGTCCGGCCCGTTCTGGACCTTGAACTTGAGCCCGTGGGGCTTCAGCAGCCGGTTGGCGATCGCGTCGATCGGGTAGCCGCGAAACTGGCCGGTGCCGGCGTCGGCCGAGACTTTCGTGAGTGGACCGGCCGCGCTGAAACCCGAGATCTGCACACCGTGGCGATTGGCGTCGAAGGCCGCCTGACGCCGCTCGATGAAGCCGCCCTGGATGACGACCTGCCCGGCCATCGCGATGTCGATGCGCTTGCCCGGAAACAGGCGCTGCTGGAATTTGCCGCTCACCTCCGTGCAGGTGAGCGCAAACCGACGCATCCACCGCGTCTCGATATCCTGGGTGACCTGCACGGTCAGCCAGTCGCGGAAGGTGCCGCCGGTGGTGCGGACCTCGCAGTAGAGATCGGGGCTGGGCATGGTCAGGCAGACAGCGTGCGACCGGTGGGCGGCATGAACAGGGGATGGACCGTGTCGCAGTTCTCCGCGAGCAGCTGCTCGGCACGGCTCGCATCGCCGAACAGGCGGTTGGCGAGCGTCAGGAGCGGCATGCGTGTGCCGAAGGCATAGGACACGATCCGCGGGAGCGGCCGGGCCCGGGCCTTGAGGTCGCGCACGACGTCGGCGTGGGACGCGACGAGCGCGCGCCAGACCACGGCGTTGAACTGCGCGGCTGCGAAGTCTTCGGCCGGGGCGAAGGCCGCGTTGACGCGCGCGAGCGTCGCGTCGACGTCCTGGCGGCTCGTGAACGTCGTGGCCGCGACGATCCGGGCCATCTCCACCAGCGCGAAGCGGGCTGCGGTCTGGGCGACGCGCTGTACGGGGAGGTCGGGCGCCGTGACGCTCTGCGCCTGCTGCCGAACCTGATCCATGCCCGCGAAGGTGGCGCCGGCCGCGGTGGCGGCGGCGAAGCACGCACGCAGCGGCGTCCCGAAGGTGCCGCCCTGGACCTGGCCGATGGCATCGGCCGAGAGCCCGCCGCAGAGCTGCCGAAGCGTGGCGCCGTCCTGGCTCGTGGCGTCGACGCCGGAGGCGAGCAGCGCATCGAGGACGGCCTTCAGCGCCGCGACGGCGACGCGGCGCTGGGCGGAGGTCATCCGGTTCTAACTCCAGTCGTCGTCGGTGCCGGCGGAGAGCTCGGAGGCATCTGCCAGCTGCACCGCAGAGGCGGCCGAAGCCGCCTGCGTGTTCTCGCCGAACCGCGTCACGCCTCCACCGCTGGCGTCGACGAAGGCCATCTCGAAATAGGCGATGCCGCCCTCTTCCTTGCGCTCGGCGCGCGGGCCGAACTCGCAGCGCATGAACATGCGCCCGAGGGTCGGCAGGATGAGCGTTCCGCCGCCCTCGCGGTTGAGCGCGGCTTCCAGCGCATCGGCCTGCAGGTCGTAATCGTCGCCAATGACGTAGCCGGACACCGCGACGCGTGTGACGCGCTTGCCCAGGTCCTCGTCGAGCGACCGATCGCCCTTCGCGAACTCGTACGTGAAACCGCGCCGCCCGTTGGTCCGAGAATTGGCCGCCACGTGGAACGGCACACCCCGGAACGAGGCGGGGCGGTAATCGTCACGCCAGGACATGCAGAGCGCCTCGACAACCTGTTCGGCGAAGTTAGGCTGACCGGATGCGCCACACCCCGATCTTCATCGTCCTGGGCTCGCTCACGCTGGCCGTTGGCAGCGCCACGGCACAGATGCCCCAATCGGAGGCGCTCAGGCTGGCGAGCGACATCCGCTGGATCGGCGGGAACTGCCCGGCGTTGCGCGTGGATTATCCGGCTACGCAGCGGTTCATGGACCGAAGCGGGTTGATCAACCCCTTCAACCCCGACGGGCCGCTACAACCGTACCTGCGCCAGCACGATCGGCAGCTCGATGATGGGCTCAAAGCTGTCGGGGCCGAGACGATGTGCCAATCATTGCTCGATAAATACCGCTCTACAGGCCTTCTCACCATCAAGTCCGCGAAAGATCTTGATGACCTGAACAAGATCCGAGCGATGGATGGGGGCACGCAAGTCGCGCCCCTCAAGTGAGCGCTATGCCTGCGCCATGCTCATTTGCGACTTGCCGTGGGAGACCTTTGTCTCCCCGAACAAGTCGCTCATATCGGCCTTCACTTTCGTCCCGGGCGGCCCATCGACCTTGATGTGCAGCGAGCCCTTGCCGCCCGCTTGCGACCCGCCCGGCATCTGCATCGCCTGCCCGGCGCTGGCCGCGCCCTTGCCGTAGAAGCGGTCCATCAGCGCGTCGCCGACCTTCTCCTTCGGTGCGGGTGCGTCGGCCTTCGCGCGCCGCGCGCGCAGCGCGATGCCGAGATCGCGAGCCGCGCGCTGATCGTCCTCCTCGGAGTAGAAGGGCTTCCCGGCCTGCCGGCGCTCGTCGGTTGGATCGGCCAGGACCTCGGGGCGACGCGCCGCGGACTTCGCCGCCTCGCGTCGACGCTCAGCTTCCTCCATCGTGACGCCGGGCGCGTCCTTCATGGAGTTAGGCTTTAGCACCCGCGGGGCACCGTTGGGGAACAGGTCGGGATCGTCGACGGTGGGCTTCAGGGGGCCGGCCTTGTCCGCGAGGGGGCCGCCCTTGCTGGGGTCAATGCTGGCACTCGGTTCGTCGGGGCCGATGCGCAGGGCGTTCCGGACGGCGCCGGAGCGCCGGTTGATGACCGCCGGCGACTCGAACTCCTTGGTGATCGCGTTGGTGTCGGCCTCGACGTCGCCGGTCCCGCGACCCATCAGGATAGCCTTGGTGCGCGGGTACTTCCCGGACATGGCCTGGTGGACCATCTCGCGCATCTGCCCTTCGGCCGAGTTGCGCGCGTAGCCGTTCGCCTCGAGCCACCGCACCATGTCGCTGCGGCGTGCGCCGCGATAGGTGCCCCAGCCCTTCGGGTCCCGGGCCCCGTAGATGCCGTAGCCGGTCCCGCCATCGTGGATCTTGTTGGGATCCAGGCCCGACTCCATGTGGGCCTGGCCGACGAGGTGCGCCGCCGCCTGGCGGAGCTGGCCCTCCGGCACGCCCTCGCGACGGAGCTGGTCCATCGCGTAGCGCATCATCTCGCCGGTGCGGGCGCCCCGCGGGTTCCCGCGCCCGGATCCGCGGGGCGTGACAACCGCTCGATCGCTGCCGTCCGGCGATCCGCCGCCCGAGCCGGATCTGCCACCGAAGCCAGACCCACCGTCGGAGCGCGAGCGCGATCCGCCGCCGGCCCCACCATTCCCACCTCCATCGCCGCCGCCAGGGGCGCCATACGACGGGATCGCCGCCCCCCCGGACGAGCCGAAGCCGCCCCAGGCCGCCTTCTGGATCAGCGAACCACCGCCGCTGTTGCTGCCGCTGAAGCTCTGCTGCTGGACGGTGGGGGTCCCCGAACCGTTCTCCCGCAGGCGCCGCAGCTCCTCGGTCAGGCGGCGGATCTCCTCGGCCAGTTCCTTCTCGCGACCCGGATCCTTCGTGAGGCGGCGGTTCTGGTAATAGTCGAGCTCCGCCTTGGCCGATCCGAGCTTGTCCTCGACGGCCGTGGCCGCTGGCGCGGCGCGACGCTTCTCCAGGCGCGCGATCTCCTGATCCAGGCTGTCGCGCTGCCGCTCAAAGTACCAGCCGGTGCCGTAGGGCGCGGCCTTCACCGCGGTGTCTGCACTCTGCCGGCTCTCTTTCAGCCGCTTGAGCTGCTCGCCTTCGGGATCCGCCGCGGCGGCATCCATCTGGTCGAGGGCGCCGGCGACGTTCCGGAGGGCGGGGCCCAGGAGGTTGAGCTTCGCCTTCTCGGCTGCACGGCCGATCCGGCTGAAGTGCTCCTCGAAGCGCCGCGCGGCTTCCTCGGTCTCCTTGTCGAGGTGGCCGATATCGGCCTGCGTCTGCTTGAGCGCGTCGCTGATCTTGCCCGTGATGTTCCGGGAGATCGTCGCCATGTCCGGCGTGCCGAAGATCAGCGTGGAGACCCGCGCCGCCTTCATCGAGTCCGGGATGTTCTGGAGGGCCTTCATCGCCGTCTCGACGGCAGCCTCCATGCTCGGCGCGTTCACGAGGTCCTCGGCCAGGCTGCCGAGGTTCATGTTTTTGAGTTCCCCGTAGACCTGGCCCCAGCGCTGGCGCAGGTCGACCATGTTGGTCGCGAACTGGCCGATCGCGCCGCGCATCGCGTCGGCCGACACGCCGAATTTCTCGCCGAGCGAGCCCAGCGTGCGCAGCTGGTCGACCGTCATCCCGATCTGGCGGCCCATCTGGCTCAGGTCGCGGGTCTGCCCCGAGAAGCCCTTGAGCGCAGTGACCATGCCGGTGAGCGACATGGCCGCGCCGAAGCCCGTCACGCCGACGGCCGCGAAGATCGGATCGAAGCCGCGCAGGACGCCCTGGAACTTGCCGACCTCCTCCCGGACGCCGGCCCAATCCTTCTTCCAGGTCGCGCCCTGCTTAGCCGTCTCCTCGCCGACGTGCTTCAGGCCCTTTTCGAGCTTGGACAGCGGGCCGGTGAACTGATCCTCGACGGTGGCGACGATCCTGAGCTTGTCGTCAGCCATCCTCGTCCTCGCGTGGAGCGGGGCGCGGCATCAGCGCCAGGGTGCGGGCCATCAGGCGGGCCACGATCGCCGGCGGCATGGCGCCGGGCGGATCGCGGAACGGCCACGCGTGGAACGCGAGGCCTAGGCGGAGGCAGTCGTCGACGGCACCGGCGGCAGGGCCGCCCACACGAAAAAACGGCTGAGGATGGTCCCCAACTGCAGGACGTCACGCGCGCCGATCTTCATCAGCACCGGCGGGGGCGTCGCGGAGAGGTCGGCCACCAGCGGGAAGAACTGGTCGGCCGACAGCCCCTCCAGGAGGCCGAACTTCAGGACCTCCTCACCGGTGGGCTCGCGCAGGCTCAGGAACTGCACGGTGTTCTGGCCGACAACGATCGGCTTGCTGAGCGGGAACTCCAGCGGCCAGGAGATCTCGCGCGGATCGCGCGCGGGCGCGGTGCTGTCGCTCATGATCAGAACTCGTCGCAGGTGAGGCCCATCCAGGTCACCGCCACCTTGCCGGCGCCGGTGTCGATCTCGTGCGCGGACTCGGTCCAGGCACCGGCGAGCACGTAGGTCTTGCCGTTGGCGAGCGAGGCAGTGACCGTCTCGTCCACCATCGCGTCGAGCTCGGCGATGGTGAGCCCGTCCATGGTCGACAGGTCGCCCTTGATGAAGGGCACGCGCGGCGTCTCGATGAAGCCGTGGACGCTGTCCTGGCCGGCCACCCCCTCGCGCTTCGTCAGCGAGGGCGACACGACGAACGAGCCGCGCAGCCCGTACTGCCTACCGTTCACCTTGACGTAGGCGATGCCGGCGATCCTCTGGCCCATGGCCGGTTCTCCAAAGAAAAACCCGCCTCAGGGGCGGGTCAGGTTGCGGTCAGGGGCGAGGACGGTCAGTTGCTGGACGAACTGAACGGGTACTGGAGCCGGAACTGCGCAAGGATGTTCATCCGGCGCAGCTGATTGATCACATCCGGCGGGTCCAGGATCTCGATCGTGTTCGCCTCGGTGGCGCGGCGCACGACGAGGTTCTGGATGTAGAGGGCCGCGTTCTCGACGAGGCCGTCGTATTCCATGCCCCGATACTCGGCGATTAGCTCGGCCTTGATCGAGGACGGCGTGACGATCGGCAGCCCGGCGGCGAACTTGGTGCCGTCGTCGGCGAGCGCGCAACGCGGGAACTTGCTGGTGATCGCCTGCCGCAGGCGGGTGTAGCGCTCGTCGAGAGTGGCGAGCGTGGTCACCAGCTCGTAGGCGTTGTCGGCCTGGCCGTAGCTGTTCACCTGGTACTGGGTCTGCTCGCGCAGGATCACCGGCACGTTGGTGGTGCCGCCGTAGAGGTCGGTCCCCTGGATCGCGAGGCCGACCTGCGCGAGGGCGTTGAGCTGGGTCTTGTTCCAGCGGTAGCCCTTCTGCGCCGGCAGGATGCCGTAGAGCGGCAGCGTCTGCAGCGGCTGGGCCGCGTAGGCGTTGATCGAGAACGCGGCGGCGGCGGTGTAGGCGGCGGCCCACTCCCAGACCGGCGACGGGCTCTGCGGCTCGAACGGCATCGTCGAGATGACGGGCGAGTTGTTGGACGGGCCCCAGGTCGCCTGATCGGCGTAGGCGCCGCGGCGGGCCGAGAAGATCTGGCCGTAGCTCTGGCGGTACGGCCCCCAGCGGCCGCCGTCGGCGAAGCCGTACTCGCCGCCCCAGACCGCGTAGGAGCCGGAGTCGCTGAACGGCAGGCCCGCGAACTTGTAGGGCGCGTCGCCGAGGTTCGCGATCGCCGAGGTGAAGTCGGGCGTGCCGGTGCCGCCCGAGAGCTGATTGCCGGTCGGATAGGTGACGGCGAGGCCGGCGGGCAGCTGCTCGCCGCCGTAGCGGCCGAGGTAGCAGTCCTGCACGTTGATGTCGTTGCCGGTCAGGCCCTTCCACTTGGCCGTCAGGGTGACGACGGCGGCCGCCGCGGAGGCGGTGACCGGCAGGTCCGGGGTCGCGGTGATCGCGGCTGCGATCTTGGTGGCCACCGTCGCCGTGGTGTCCGCCGAGACGATGGCGATCGGCACGAGCTGGCCCGCGATGTAGAGCGGATAGGTGCCCGCGACGGTCGGGGCAGCCGTCACGGTGATGGCGCCGGTTGCGGCGACGCCGGCGGCCGGCTCCGGCACTGGCAGGCAGTAGATCGGCAAGCTCGTGACGCCCTTGAAGGTCGTCTTGAACATGCGCGCGAGCATCGAGCCAGGGCCGAACAGGGCGTCGGCGTCGGGGCTGGTCCCGCAGGCGATGACTTGGTTCGGCGGGGCCGAGCCGGCCGAAATCAGGTGCCCGACGAGCAGGATCCACTTCAGCGCGGTCGGCGTGCCGGCCTGGGAGGGATCGAACTCGGTGTTGGCGCCCGGGATCTTGTAGGTCGGCGGAATGCGGGTGAGGCCCATCGCGGCTTACTCCTGCGAAGCGGCGGCGGGCGCGGCGGCGCTCGCGCGGGTGGCGGGCTGGGCGGAGGACGGTGCGGCGGCGGGGCCGCCGGCGTCGTGCAGCTCCTCCAGGAGCTCGATGGCGCCCTCGTCCCGGAGCCGGAACGTGAACTGGTCGGCCGGCCAGCGGGCGGTGCCGTCCGCCTCGAAGCCGGTCTGCGACGGCATGTGCTTGAGCGCGCGGTAGCGCTCCTCGGTCGCCCTGACGGCGACCGTGGCTGATCCGGCCATGGCGATGTCCTCGGATTGGGAGCGGCGCGGGCCGGCTCAGGTCGTGGGGAGGTCGATCGTGAGCCCGATCGGGGGCGTGCCCGGGCCGGCGCTGGCCGGGCGGGCGGTGATGACGACGTGCTCGAGCAGATCCGGGATCACCGGCTCGTAGTTCGTGCGGGCCAGGAAGGTGATCTCCAGCCGGCCTTCGGCGAAATACGTCTCCCCGTCCTGCGGGAAGACGCGGCCGCGGCGGACCTTGCTCACCGCCTCGAACAGCGGATAGCGCTCCGGATCGTCCTCGTCCTTCGACCGATCGACGCCGCGAACGAACGTGGGATCGGTCAGCAGATGCGAGCGGATCCGGTCGACGATGTCGTCGAGGTCGGCGTCTAGCTGCTCGGGAGGCTGATGGCCGATCACCACCGAGATACCGACGGTCACCTCGCTGATGAAGCGCGTCGGTCCGATGTTGGCCTCGTCCTCCGGCGTCTCCGTCTCGTCGACGAGGATCACCAGGAGCGCGGGCAGGTTCGCGGGCTGGATCTGCGGCCGCGGCTGCTTTCGGATGGCCTTGACCGGCAGCCAGGTCTGACCCGTGAGACGCGCGACGATCGCGTCGCGGATCTGCGTCGATGGTGACGGCATCACAGCTCCGGCGGGTACCCGCGCTTCAGGGTCAGGGTCGCGCCGCCCTGGCCGTCCGGATCGATGTCGTCGATCCAGAGCGTGCCCTCGTCCGGGTAGAAGCCGGCGGCGGGCATGCGCACGAGGGCGAACTGCTCGGGCTCGTACGTCCAGTCCGAGAGGCGGATCCCGAGCGTGAGCACCGTGGTGTTCAGGCTCTGCTCGGCTTCCAGACCGACGTTCGTGTTCCGCACCGTCCAGACGCCGGTGGCGTCGAACGGCGGGCGGACCGGCGTCGAGGCCGGCGGCGTCACCGTGACCGGCCGCCCAAACGCGGCGATGCCGGGACCGAGCGCTAGGGCGGCGAGGTCGATCACGTGGCGGCCGTCCTCGCGGCGGACTTGCCGGCGGGCTTGGCGTCGATGGCGGGCTCCTCGTCCGAGATCTCCTCCAGGACCTCGCCACCGAAGCGGGCAAGGATCCGGTCGGCCTCGTCGGCGTCGAGGGTCACGGCCTCGCCGGCCTTCTTGTGCGCGATCCCGCGCGAGGCGGGCACGAGCACGGTGCCGGTGGTGTCGCGCACCTCGGCGACGTCGTGGTCCGGATCCTCGACGCCGAGGGCGATCTTGGTGACGATGGTCTTCTTGGACATGAGCACCGGGCCTCACCTCAGCGGGAGCCAGAGGCGCCGCCGGAGCGGCGCCGGCGGGATCAGCGGACGGTCGCGCAGAAGGTCGCGTCGACCCAGCCCAGGACCGGCAGCGGCGCCGATTGGGTCATGAGGTACTCCGCGGACGGGTCCTCGCTGATCCAGTTCTTCGGGAAGCGCGGCATGGCGCGCAGCGCGCGCACGTCCTGGATGGCGCCGTAGAGGCGGGTGCCCTGCGCGCCGACCGGATCCAGCATCATGCAGGTGTAGTCCGGCATGAACTGGGTGACGTTGCCCTGATCGTCGGTGAAGTACTGCTGGTAGACCCAGAACTCGAATTCGCCGGTGTCTCCGAGGTACTTCGCCTCGCGGCCGACGCCGCCGACCACGACACCGCCGAGGTCGACGTTGCCCTTGGTCTGGCGGAACGAGTTCATGATCTGCTGGATGCCGGGCGACTTCACCAGCAGGTTGCCGGCGAGCGGATCCAGCACCACCACGCTCGGGTGGAAGCCCGAGTTCTTCTGCACCGTGGCGGCGGACGTGCGCAGGAAGTCCAGCGCGTCGACGCCGGTCTCACCCCAGCGCGCGCCGCCGGTCAGCGCGACGGTGTGGTTGGGATTGCGCTGCAGGTCGACCGCGGTGCGCTGCGGGTAGTTCGGTCCGGAGAGGACCAAGCCGCCGGTCTGGATGAGCTGACAGGCCATCAGCTCCTCGCGGCGGGTGATCTGGTCGTCCTGGATCTTGAGCGTATCCATGACGATCATGGCGCGGCGCTCCTCGGGGGAGAACTCGCCGAGCAGGCGCTCGCCGGGCCGGCGCCGCAGCATGCGGTTCGGCTCGATCACGTGCTTGGGCTTCACGTAGCCGGGCACGAGGCTCGCGGCGTTGAAGCCGCGCAGGCGCTCGGGCTGGCCGACGTCGCCGGGATGGACGAGCGGGGCGAGGCGGCGGGCGCGCTCGACCTTGTCGAAGTAGACCTCCTCCGTCTCGAACTGCTGCTCCATGCCGAACGCGAGGTTCCACAGGAACGGGTTCGGGCGGTCGATGACGCCGTAGGCGCCGAGCAGGAACGCGGTGGAGTAGACGGAGCTGTTGTCGAGTGCCACGGGCGGTTCTCCAAAAGAGAAGGGCGCCCGAGGCGCCCTGTGTCAGTCCGGATTGTTGCGGGGAGCGGCGTGCGGTCAGGCGACCGCGCCGACGGAGCGGATGAAGATGTTCCGGCCGGCGATGCGGAAGGCGTCGTCCAGCGTCTGGATCGACCAGGAGGCGTCGATCGGCATGACCTCGCCCGCGAACTCGCCGGTCTCGTAGCCCTTCACCCGCACGTCGGCCGCGCTGGCGTCGACGTCGAAGGTCAGGACGTGGGTCGGAACCTGGGAGCCGTCCGAAGCGGTCTTGACGCTCGGGATGTACTTGTCGGTCGCGGTGACGCGCCCGAGCGGGGTGCCGCGCTTCAGGGGCACGCCGGGGGCATTGGCGCCCGAGGCGATCACGAGCGAGCGCGTGACGCGCGGGAAGTCGCCGGCGTAGAGGGCGGTCGGGTGGAAGTTCGAGAAGACGGTCATTCGGGCGGGTCCTCTGGATGGCCGCCTTCAGGCCGGCCGCGACGGGGTGGGCAGCGCGCGGTTACCCGCGCGCCCGGCAGGATCAGTTCTTCTTCGGATCGGGCTTGCCGCTGAGGCGCCGGAAGAAGGCCGCGCCCTCCTCGACCTCGCGCTGGAAGGCGGCCTTCGAGCCGGAGCGGGCGGCGTCGCGGCCGATCTCCTCGGCGCCGGTGCCGGCGAGCGTCTCGTGGCCACGGGCCTCCTGCTTTTTCAGCATTCGCTCGAGCACGATCTCGCCGAAGCGCTTGACCGACGTGCCCTGGTCCAGATGCTTGCGCCCGAGCTTGGGCAGGCCGGCGCGCTCGGCCATCTCGGTGATCTTGGCGGAGCGGACGCGCTCGGCCTTCACCGCGGCCTCGGCCGCCCGCTTGGCCGCGGCGCCGGCGGCGCGCTCGTCGTCCTTCTTGGACTCGTCCGCGTCGTCGTCGCCGTCACGATCCTCGTCGTCGGCGTCGTCATCGTCGCCGTCGCGCTGGTCGTCGGCATCCGCGTCGTCGTCCTTCTTGCCCTCGTCGCCGTCGCGCGCCTCGTCCTCGTCCTCGTCGCGCTCGGACTCGTCCTCCTCGGCGTCGTCCTCGTCGCGCTTGGCGCGCTCGGCGGCCGCGCGGCGGGCCTCGGCCTGCCGCTTCTTCTCGGCCTCGATCTCCGCCGGGGTCTTGTTGCGCTGGGACTTCGGCTTGGCGGGCTTGCGGGTGGTCATGGACTGGTCTCCACGGCTCTGCGGGGACGGCCCGGAGGCCGGGGTTCGGGTCACGATGAGGCAGGAGGAGCGGGCGATCGCCTCGCCCTCGTCGCCCCCAGCGGACCGGATCTGTGAGCCGGCATCGGCCGGCACGGGGACGGCGCTGATCTCCAGCGGCTCCCAATCGACGACGTCGTGGCGGGCGACGCTGCCGTCGTCGGCCTCGGTCTTGACCACCTTGTGCAGCCAGTACCCGACCGAGATGTTGCGGATCACGCCCTCGCGGATCTTCTGCACCGTGTCGGCGACGCCGGGGGCTGCCGAGAGCAGGATCGTCGCGATGCCGCGCCCATCCTCGATCTTGGCGGTGCCGGGCACCACCGCGCCGATGACGTTGTCGAGGCAGTGGGTCGCGTGGGTGTCGACGAAGGCCGCGCCCGCGTTCAGGCGATCGAGCCGGACCGCGCCCGGCTCCATCGAGAGGACCTCGTCGTATTCCTCACCGTCCCACCACGAGTAGCGGCGTACGCTCGACCCCGTGCTCCAGACGATCTCGACCGTGTTGGCCTTGGCGTCGAAGCTTTCCGGGCGCACGCTGGCGTCCCGGTGCACGGGCGGCAGCCGCACCACGTTGTCGTCGCTCGAGCCGGACGAGCGCTGCCCGGTTCGGGCGGGAGAGCTCCGGCTCGTCCCCGGGGCTGATCTCCCGGTCCGGTTGCTGGAGGCCGGCGACGTTCGTGACGCGCGGGTCGGAGTCGAGGACAATGCCGAGGTCATCGCACTTGGTGTTCCAGTCGTTGATCTCGTCGAGCACGTCGTCCGGGTTGCGCCCGGTCTCCGACACCACGTCCTGGTAGGAGCGGATGCCGGTACGCATCGCGAGCTGGGCTGCCTGGGCGTCCGCCATCGGGTCGACCCACTCGAATTTCGGGGGCGCCCACTGCACGGGGATCACGGGCTCGTCGATCACGCCGGCGAGGAACGCGATCTCGCACCACCACTCCCAGATCGGCTGGAGGGCCAGCTGGATCAGGATGTGCCACTGGATGGTGCGCAGCAGGCGGCGGAACTCGACGAGGCCGCCGCGCATGGAGCTGAAGTTGACCTTCGAGAGGTCGTTGGAGACGAGCTCGTAGGGCACGCGGTAGCCGGCCGCGATCGTCTGCAGCTGACTGACCTTGTACTCGCCGTAGCCGCCGACCGCGTTCGGGGCGTTGAACTTGATGTCCTTGCCGCCGCGCAGGCGGGCGATCATGCCCGGCTCGAACTTCTCGTAGACCGAGCCGTCGGCCGCGAGGACCTGAGGCGCGATCGACTCGTCCTCCGCGTCCTCGGCGTCGACGACGAAGCCGGCGATGCAGGCCTCGGTGCGCTTGCGGGTGATCTCCGCGAGCTCGTAATCGGCGAGCAGCTGCAGGTTCTCGATCGCCGGCGTGCCCCAGGGGACGCCGCGCGTCTGCGTTCGCTGCAGCTCGTAGACGTGCAGCACCTCGTCGGCCGGCACCGGCGCCGACACGGTCGGCTCGCCGGTGTTGATCCACAGGTTGCCCGGGTGCTGCGGGTAGAGCCAGTAGGCCGACCGCTTGCGGGTCTTGATGTCGACCTCGACGCCCTGGATTGCGATCGTGCCGGGCGTCAGCATCCCGTTGCGGGCCGGGTCGAGGAAGTCGGCCTCGAGGAGCTGCAGCTCGAGCGGGACGTCGCCGGTCCCGATCTTCTTGCGCAGGCGTTTGCGGACGAGGACCTCGCCGCCCTCGATCATCTCGCGGCAGAGCAGCGTCTGCAGGCCGTAGAAGTCGAGTTGGCCGGCTGCGTCGCACCGGAACGACCAGCGCTCGAAGACCTCGCGGATCCGCTTGTCCTTCGCCTTATTGCCGGTCACCGGACGAGGGACGATGCCCTCACCGACGATGTTCGATACGAGCGACGCGACCGCCTTGGCCGCGTACGGGTTGTTCCGGACGAGGTAACGGGAGCGGTCGCGCAGCGTGCGCGCGCTCCCGAAGATCTCGGTGTCCGCTGAAGCGAACCGCGTCAGCCACGGCTCGCGCAGACGCGTCGAGGCGGCGGCATCGTAGCTGCGGGCCATCTTGCCCGGGATGCCGCGCCCGGGGCGCGGCGCGGGCCCGGGGGCCGCCTTCCTGAGGGCGGCCATGCTAGTATCCGCCGTAGCCCGACCCGCGGGTCCGGTAGCCGTTGGAGAAGCCCGCCACGCCGGCGACGGCGCGGCCCTGGCCGCTGGCCTTGGCCTGCTGGCGCTTCAGGTAGGCGATGACCTGGATCATCTCCTTGAAGGAGCGATACGAGGCGGACTTCCCCTCGTAGCTGACGCTCATCACGCCCTGCGCGAGCGCGGCTTCCATCGCCACGATCTGCGCCGTGTGGTCTACAGCCATGACGAACGCCTGATCCGGGGTGTGGCCGCGGCGGGTGCCGGCGGCGGTGGTGGCGGTGTGGGCCGGGGCGCCGGAGCTGCGGGTACGACCGGAGCGGCCGCAGCAATCGGAAGCGCCTCGTCGGGCTCCTCGACGGCCACGGCCGTGTCGGGAGGCTCGGTCGCGTTGGGCATCTTGCCCAGCGCCACGTAGCGGCGGGACACGCTCTGGAGCCCGCACATCGCGACGTAGGCGTAGACGAAGCACACGCCGGCCTCGCGCGGGACCTTTGGCTTGTCCCACTCGGTGAAGCCCTGGCGCCGCACGACCAGCTTCTCGCGGGTCAGCTGCTCGAAGTATTCGGCGTCGATCGGCCGGGAGCCGCGCGCCGGCACCACCGGAAAGTGCACGTAGCGCGGGCCGGGATCGACCAGCGGCAGCGAGCCGTAGGCGAAGTCGCGGGCGGCGTTGCCGCCGATCATGTACCAAGACGAGCCGAGCTTCGTGGACGCCAGCCGAGGCCACACCTTGGAGCGGGCGCCCCGCGCCTCGGACTTGCCCTTGATCGCCCACACCCGGCGCTTCCGGCGCTCGGTGCAGAAGGCGTAGGTTTCCGCCGTGTGGTGACCGCCGGAGTCGATGGCGGCCGCGGTCACGCGCAGCTCGGTGCCGTCGGCCTTGCGGAAGGTCCGCTTCAGCAGGGCGTCAAGGGACTGCCAGACGCCCGGCTCGGCCGGATCGCCCATCAGGACGAAGTGGCCAATCAGGGCGCTCTCCAGGCCAGGGCCCCAGCCCCAGATACCGCCCTCGATGCGGGCGTTGGCGCCCGACTGGACGTCGCCGCCCAGCGTCAGGGTAGTGACGAAGTCCGGGACCTCGGCACCGTATTCCTCACAGCGCTCTAAGAACGCCGTCGGCTTGATCTCCTGGCCGTAGGTCTGCCGGTACGGCCGGCCAAGGCGCAGGTTGACGAACGGTTGGACGAGGTTCGAGGGATCGTCCTGGGCCTCCAGCCACTCTTGCACGATCACCGGCCACGCGGCGTTCGCGTTGAGCGACATGCCGGTCCAGAGGTGGAAGCCAGCGTGCCCGGGCGTCTTCGGCGTCGCGGTCGCCCGCCATTCGCCGTGGCCGTCCATCCAGGCCTTGCTGCCCTCGTCGATGATGCAGCCGCAGGTGCCCTGGTACCAGACGGACTTGAGCGAGCGATCCTCGTTGAGGTCCCACTTCAGACCGTGCGGCGTGTCCTTGCCGCCCCAGTCCAGGTACTGCCAGCCAGCGAGCGCCCCGGCGTGCTCCGAGCATTGCGGGCAAGGCACGAAGTAGCGCCGCTGGTCAGAGGCCAGCCAGAGCTTCCAGATCCGGCTCGTCTCTTCGAGCGTCGGCGTCGAGCCCCGGACCTGCTTGCGGTTGTAGAAGGTCTCGCCGCGGGTCCAGAATAGCTTGAGCTTGTCGCCCTGCGTCTTGGCGCCGGGCGTCCATCCGTCGCCGTCGATCTCGTCGGCGAACATGAACCGGGCGGAGTAGCGCCGGAACGCGTCGTCCGAGGCCGCCCCGACGATGCGCACGAGCGCCCCGTTCGAGAGCTGGAAGAAAGTCTCGGAGTCCTGCTTCTCACCCTTACGGTTCGGCCGCAGCATGCGCGACAGCACCGGGGTCTCGCGCAGCATCGGCGCGATCTCGGTTCCGCCGAACTCCGCCGCGTGTTGCTCGACCGGCTGTGCGATGGCGCAGAGCGTCGGATCCTGATGGAGGTGGTAGCCGATCGCCAGCGTGGCGAGCCGCGTGTAGCCGACGCGGGCCGCCTTCAGGACGGTGACCAGCGGCAGGGTCGGATCGCACATCGCGTCGAGAAGGCCGCGCTGGTACCCGTAGAGGGTCACCGGCCCGCTCTCAGATCCGGTGCTCTTCGGGATGCGGCCGTATTCTTCGGCCCAGGCCGACCCCGACAGCTTCGGCTTGAATTCGAGCGCCTCGTCGAACAGCTGGTCCAGCTCAATGCGCGCGGCGACGCGCCCAGCCGAGTACTCACCCCGCTGGTGGTTTCCGATCCGCTCCGCCAGCGTCATCGTCGGGGTCGCGTCCTGCAAACCACCGCTGCGCGATCTCCTCGCGGGCGGCCGTGAAGGCTCGGTTCATCTCGGCCTTCGCCATCACCTCGATCTCGGAGGCGTTGGTCATCGTGGCCGCTCGTCCGGCGACCTTGGAGGCCATGTTCGACAGCCCGGTCCGGAGGACCTGGCAGAAGGTCGCCATGTCGGCGACGGCGTCGTGCCGGGACACGACCGCCTTGAGCGCCTCGTCGGCGTTGATCTCGGCGACGATCGCGTTGGCAACCGCCCGCCGACAGTCGGCGTCCTCACGCCGGGCCTTGCTGCTGTCCTTCGGGCCGTCATCGCCAGCGTTGACCGCCACGTTCTCGACGGCGCGCTGGATCCGCCAGTTGATCACGGCGGCCGTGTCGAACTGCCACTCGACGCCGTTGCTGCCGCGCTCGACGTAGGGGCAGCCCTTCTCGATCCAGCTCGTCACCGTGTTGACGCTGACGCCGAAGATCCCGGCGAGGTCAGCCCGGTTCACGAGCCGGCCGTCGATGGCGCCGGACATCAACAACAACCCCTGTTTTCAAAATTTCTTAGAGGGTGAACCGATGGGGTCCGAATTCCCCTCACCGGCACCCCCCTCCCGGAAGGACCCTGGATTTGGCCGGGGAGGGGGGTGAGGCACCCCTC